GGGCATCACCTATACACCACTTCCACCCCCATTCTCTTCAAGTGCGCATCCAGTGTTTTTATATTACAGTTGAAATATCTGGAGATAAAGACCTTGCTTTTCCCTTGCTTTAGCAATTTTATGATTTCCTTTTCGTGAGGGAAAAGCAAATGATGATGGTGCCGAATAGACTTGAGCTTCTCCTTGCTCTCCTCAAGTATGGCAGGCTTGTCTACATCAACAACAATCCCTTTTTCTCGAAGTGTGTCTGCCTCCATCAATTGGTGGCGATATTGGTAAGCGGCTGCTTGGTATTCAACGTGTGGCGCGCGGTCGGTTTGGATTCTTTTCTTGATGATGACTTTTCGCTTCTTTCTTCTCTGGGGAACGGTTTTCTTTTCTGTGGTAATGTCTTTAGGTTTCCGTGGGCGTGGAGTATAGTTCCTAACTATCAGTCCTTCTCTTTCTAGATGTTTGTCAAGCGTGCTGTACTGGCACTTGACTTTCCGGCAGATGGCTGCTTTGCTGTATCCATATTCGACCATAGTGCGTATAAGTTCCTTGTGTTTGTCGAGCTTGTGCCGGGAGTTTGTCCCTCCGGTTTTTCTTCCGAGTTTCATTCCAAGCGATTTTTTCCTTGCAAGTGCTTCTTTCGTGCGTTGTGAGATAAGGCTTCTCTCTATTTCGGAAGCCAGTGAGAAAGCAAATGCTATGACGTGGCTCTGTAGATTATCGCACAGTTCAAAGCCTTCCTTAACGGTTATTACTCGGATTTTCTTCTTCATCAGATTGTCAAGGATAGACATAACCTCCAGCAACCTCCTGCCTAATCTGGATATTTCCGAGGCTATAAGGGTGTCGTCCTTCTTCATCTTCTTTAGTAATGTCCCGAGCTTTCTCTTGTCCACATCTTTCATCCCGCTTATCGTCTCCTCGATGTATTGGTCTACATCTATCTGCCTTTTCCTGCAATAATTCTCTATCTCGAACCGCTGGTTTTCTACTGTTTGCTTGTCTGTCGAAACACGAATGTATGCGTAAATCATTTTTTTTGTTATAAAGATAGCGATTTTGCCGAAAAAACGAACCTTTTATAAAAGGTTCGTTCTGCGTCCATTGAAAGCTTCCTAATCTGTCCTTATAAGGTTAGCTTTGCATGTGAAAAAAGTTTGGATTAGTATGGTGTTTGACAGAATATTAGTATATTTGCAGTACCCGTATGAAGATGTACGGCACCGTAACTATGTACTTGTATTTGTCCGACATATATCAAAGCCTCTGAGCTGATGTTTTTTTGCATCCGGCTCGGGGGCTTTTGTCGTTTTTGACAGACAAAATTTTGGTTAGTTTGAAAAGTTAACATTAAAGTAGGTAATATGACAGATTTAGTTTTTAAAGGTCAGAATGACCAAGTTTTAACCAATAGCCTTTTGGTGGCTGAGAAGTTCGGGAAAAGACATGCCGATGTAGTGAGAGCTATTGAAAATTCACTCACAAAAGGCAGTGAATCAACCAACGCAAAATTGCGTTCGTCCTTTGTATTAAGCAATTATATAGATAATAAAGGAGAGGAATAATTGGCAAATAACGATAAGATGGACACAGAAGTTGTAAATGCAGCCCTTCAAACAGGAAAGGGTATTAGTGATTTCGGAATGATGGCTATAACCGCAGGTTTTTTCCTTGTGTTATCAGCCTTGTTGATGGTGGCGTGTTTCCGTTGGTTTATGAATATGGTAAACCAGCTTATGACATCACAGAAAGAGATAAACCAGGACTATAAGGACACCATGAGGCAGCTATTGGAAGAAACCCGTGCGCAGAACGAGCGGTTGAACGTGCTATCGGAAAGTCTCATGCCCGAAACGCAGCTGCGTATAAAAACGCTAAGCAATGTATTCTTCGACCTTTCCGTTGAGAAGGTGTGTCGCATTATCAAGAAAGTGCGTGAAGAAAACCATATATCAGACAAGGAAGCTACTGCAAGAAAGATACGCACATTGCTTACAAACATACACGAGGACAGAAATTCAAAACTTGACTGTTTTTCATATCGTGGGAACAGGCTTTCCGAATACACGGAAAGAAAATGGATAGAACAGGTTGCCAAAGCCGTTGAAGCGGAGATTTACAATGAAAACGGAGCGAACAACGGCAGGGCGTACACGAATGTAGAGTCGGTCTATGCGAATATAAGATTGGAATTTTATCACAATTTGAATGAAAGATAAAGACGTATGGAAGAATGGAAAGATATTAAAGGGTTCAATGGATTTTTCCAAGTCAGCAATTTAGGAAATATCCGTTCTACAGACAGAAGTTTTACTAATAAAAATGGACGTAGATATTCATTTTCCGGTAAGCCTCTTAAGCAGCAAAGTAGTAAAAATGGATATAAACTTTCTTGTTTTAACTTTAATGGCAAGTTATATCGTTTTCTTACACATAGGCTCGTTTATGAAACCTTTATTGGAGTCTTAGATGAAAAGTTAGTAGTAGACCATATAAACGGTAATAAGACAGATAATAGAGCGTCAAATCTCAGACAAATAACAAGCAGGGAGAACACAACCATCTGTCGTAAAAGAAAGCATTCAGTGGGGTGTAACTTGGTAAATGGGAAGTACTATATTGCAAGTTTTGGCATTGGGAAAAGCAATAGAGTTTACCTCGGTTGCTACAATTCGGAAAAAGAAGCGGAAAAATCTTATAATGACGCTTTGATTGAATACAACAATACAGGAACTATAACAATACGCCCTAAAAGAAAGATTAATAAAGTAATTAATGGGATGAAGGTGTGTTCTAAATGTGGAATAAATAAATCTGTTTCGGAATATTCGTTGTGTAATCACGGACATCCATATAGCATGTGTCGGAGTTGTGTCAATAAAAGAAAGAGAGAGAAGAAGTGTGAGATAATAACTAAAGATAAGGAGGAAAACAAAAATGGCTGATGTGAATAAACTTGCACCGTTCATTCTCAAATGGGAGGGCGGTTTCGTGAATGACCCCGACGATTTGGGCGGTGCTACGAACATGGGGGTTACTATTGGAACCTATGAGGCATATTGTCGAAAGAAAGGATACCCCAAGCCTACAATTGAAAGATTGAAAAATCTCACTAAAGAGGAATGGACGGAAATTTTGAAAACCATGTACTGGGACAGATGGAAGGCAGATTTGATAACAAGCCAGTCCGTGGCGAATATCCTTGTCGATTGGGTGTGGGCATCCGGTGCGCATGGCGTCAAGATACCTCAACGTTTGCTTGGTGTTACTGTGGATGGCATTGTTGGACCTAAGACACTCGCTGCGGTGAATGCCAGGAACCCTCGTGAGTTGTTTGACATGATTAAGATTTCCCGGTTCGACTTCATTGAGGATATATGCAGGAAACGTCCGGCTAACAACAAGTTCAAACGGGGATGGATGAATCGGATTAACGATTTAAAGTTTGAGTCATGAAAAGGTTCATTGAACATATGCGTTTGTCGGAGTTCAGAAGACTTTCTTTCTGGCTTGCCGTCGGCTTGTCCGCTATGCTGTGGAGTATATTGCTTTCCTCATGCGAGAGCATAAAGTATGTCCCGGTGGAAACGGTGCGTACAGACAGCGTGTATAATACCGTTTACCGGCGTGACAGCATATATATGCGTGACAGCGTATATGTACTTGACAAGGGGGATACCGTCTATCAATTCAGGTATAAATACCTATTTGTGGATAAAGTCAAGCATGACACTCTCTATATAGAGAGGACAGACAGCGTCCAGATACCTTATCCGGTGGAGAAGGAATTGACCCGATGGCAGTCCTTCAAGCAGGAAGCGGGAGGTTTCGCTATTGCCACTATAGTAGTGGTACTACTGATAGTTTTTGGAAAAATGGTTTATAAGTTGAAGAAAGGAGGCTGACATGACTTAGCATTACTATCCGGGCGTGTAGAAGCGCCCATAGGAAAACTTATCGTAAAATGCGCTCTTTTCGGGGCTTAGAGTAAAAAGAAAGCCCCCAACGCTCAAATAATTATTGCCACATAAAAATTTGAAAAAGCATAAGATACCGCACGTTGGAGGCTTAATATCTTCAACACGGTATCTTGTGCTTTGTTCATGTATATATCAAGTTTTATGTGGCAGGGCAAAGATACGATAAAAATCTGAAAAATCATGTGCAAGTCAGAAATCTTTGCCGAAACAATCAATCTCGTATCACAAGAAACCGAAATTCCGGCAGAACGTATCTTGTCTCCGGACAAGGACGCGGAAACGGTGGATGCCCGTTATCTCCTTGTATCCCTCCTTGCCGATAGGGGCATGTACCCTTCACAGATAGCAGTTCATATCCACAAGACCAAACGTGCGGTGAACTACATGATTTCCAATTTCCGTGAGCGCATGGAAGGTGGGAAAATGTTGAGAATATATTGGGAAAATATAAAGAAATCGTTGGGAAACAATTGATTTACATACCGGCATTAAGTATATACTTTTGTGATGCGGTTGATATTGACCGTAATTGACTAAACTATTCTATTATGGAAATAATTGAAAAGAAAGTGTACGAGGAGGGTTCGAGCGACCGAAACCGTGGTACAAGAGAGCGTGCTAACGCAGGGCTTACACTGGGTATTATTGGTACTGTACTTGGCGCAGCCGCCTTATGGGGCCGTGGAAACGGTATCGGTTCTATTTTGGGAGGCGGTGCATCCGGTGGTGCAGGTTCTCCTGCAAATGTAAACATCAATGCTTATGGTACTGGCGGTACTGGATGTGTTGCTCCTACTTCCTTCCAAGCATTTGAAAAAGAATGTGGCGATGTTTTAGCACTGACCAACGAGATGTGGGGGCTGAAAGTAGGTACCATGCAGGCTGCTACTGCTGCACGCGAGGTGGACGTTGCAGAGAAATTCGGTCTGTACAAGGCCATGACCGATGCGGATTTCGGTCTGTACAAGAACAACCGGGACAACATCGATGCAGTGAACAACCGTCTTAACTCTGAAATCTTCGGGCTGTACAAATACACCCGTGATAAGGATGACGAAACGCGCAAGGAATTGTGTGAATTGAAGGCCCAGGTTGCAATAGCCAATGCCATCCGTCCGTATCAGGACAAGTTGATTCAGTGCGAAATTGAGAAGGCTTTCACTGCCGGAATCAATTACACGGACAGAAAGACTTGTAAGATGGTGGAAGGTGTAGTGGTAGTTCCGAACGAGCCTACCATTACCGGATATGGCAGCTACTGTTGCTTTCGCAACAACACGGCCGCAGGCGGTGGAGGCGCAGCCTAAATCCGTAGTCCGGGTAAAAAACACAAGACGTAGAAAATCCAACAAGTAAAAACTGGAATATGCAAGGAAACAACTTTTTCTTTAATTCAGACCCGTTATTGGGCTCAACCAGCTATGATGCCCAATATCAAGAAATCGAACGTATGCAGCAAGCATTGGAAAACAAGAAGCGCATGATGCTGCAGGCCAAGGAACAGATGTCCCAATCTATCGATTCAAACCAGAGCCGTACTCCGGTATGGGATGAAATAGAAGGAATCATATCCAACATGACCGACAAGGAATTCGAGATTGTGACAAGCAATGAAGAATTCATTGAAAGCCAGAATGTGGTGATGTCTATCCTCCAGTCCAAGTACATGCAGATGATGCGGCCGGTCGTAGAGGGTTCCCAAGAGGGAAAGGATGCTCTTGAAAAGCACCTTACCTTGGTAAAGAGGCTCCGTAAGTCCGCAGCTTCGGAGGTGGACAAGGAGATTAGCGATTTTCAGGAATATAAGGAAAGGTATTCCGATATGACGTATTCCGAATACCAGAAAATGAAACGTGAAAAAAACAAGAAAAAATGACCATTGAAGATTTGAACAAATTCAAGGGTTCCATCAAAAGTGCATTTCAAGATTGGGGAAATGCCAAGATAGAAGAGATGGTTCCGAAAAGGGTAAAGACAAAAGCGTTCCTGAAAAACGGGTTGAATAACCTGCTGTCAAGGCATGACGCCAATCTGAACAAGTGGATAGACGGTATTTTCCTGTTTGTCGCGGATGAAGAAGGTACTATAGACAGCGATGTCATGATTGACACTTTAGCGGACATGTTCAAGGAGATGCCCAAGAAAGGATACAGTTTTGGTTCACTGGACATTGTTGCCGGAGACGGTGAATTCGTGATAAGTTTCCCGCGTAATTTTCTGGTAGACATGCTTGTCGGTGATATGGGCAGTGTAAAGTTTACCACAGAGGATATTCTTGATTTCAAGAATTATCTGATTGTTTAACCTATTAATAATTAAAGTTATGAATGAAGAGATGAAATATTTTGCAGAGGAGTTTGAAGAATTTCTCCGCAAGGGTCACAAGTTGCTCAACAAGATGGGGCAGAACATGGGACAACGCCGTGGCGTCGGCCAAGGTTATGGCAATAGAGGCAGTCAGGGCTATGGAAACCGTGAAGACGGTGGACAGTGGGGTGGAGACATGGGAGAGCGTAACAACTGGTACGACCCCCGTTTCATGTGATTGTTGAATTTGCAGGGGTGGCGGCAAGCCGTCCCTGCCATTAACGTATAATGTTATGTGCAGACCGGCATTGAGTAGTTATAATTATATTCCGCAGGAGATGCGTGCCTATTTGCGGAATTTCGGGTATTCGTTTTCGAAGAGGGCGTGCGAGTACGCCGTCAGTCAAATGTGCCGCAAGAACCCGGCTACGGGGAAAAAGGAGAAGATAGAGCCTTTTACCAAGGACAAGGCAGAGGAAATGATGACCAAACACGGGATAGTCCTTGAAAACAATGTGGGCTATAACTTCGTCTACGTGATGAACATGGTGTACGCAGACCGCTGGAAGTCGAGCGTGGAGGACGAGCAGCACCTATGCAAGGCAGTGAAGGACGAGATTGACGATGTGGATGGTGTACCTGAGAGCATTTTCCGTTGCTGGATGACTAAGATGGAGGACAAGGGTATACCGATTCCGTGGGAAGAACTAATCTGACATGATTCGCCAGCGTGTAAGCATAATGGTAAAAGGGAAGCCGTGGAATATCACGGCATTCTACCCTTTGACAAGGTATCATGTGAAGGAAATCATTGATACCTTGTATTCCATTCATTGTAATAGGGGGGATTTGCGCAAGGCTTACAAGAATCTCACTGGCGGTCAGATGAACAACGGTCTTACATTCAGCAACTACGCGCTTAGGGAGACCGTGACCGTTTTTGCAAAGTCCACCTGTCCGGAACAGTATTTCAATCTGATTGTGCATGAACTTCATCATCTTTCCGTGCACATCGCTCTGGCAAACGGGCTTGACCTTACGGGCGAAGAAGTGTGTTACATTAACGGTGACATAGCGCAGGCCATGCACCCGGTATGCAAACAGTTGATTGTATGATTTGCATAAGCGTTCTTTGACTTGTTGGAATTACCGCTTATTTTAATTTTTCATGGAAATTTGGAAGAAGATGTATAAACATCGTTCTTTGATTTTTGGGGATTACTGCTAAAAATAATAAGGGATATGATTTGCGAATATGTAGACTTATCACTTAATTTGCATCATGAAGAAGGTGATTCATATACCAAACGTAGATAGAGATGAAAGAATAGGAAGCGCATTCAATCATCTGTTTCAAGTCATACAGCAGACTGACAATTGTCTCATGAATGATTTATGCTGGGATTTAAGTAACGCTTCTTTTTTTCATCCGTTCTTTCTCGCTCCGCTTGTTATATATAAGCAAAGATGTGAGAAGAATGTAGTATGCATAAATAAGCCGATACGTATTACCGGCTATTTAGATTTGGTCTACTTTGAGAATCCATTACTTGTAAATGCCGAATCCAACATGAAGGAGGTTTTGGAGCCGTATGTTTCTAAAACATATTTACCGGTATGCCAGTTTGATTTACATAAGGGTAATATTGACGATTTGCAAAGCATTCTTCAAAGGATTATAAAGAAACAAAGTGGAGCCGATTATCGTATAGTTACCCCTCTTTCATATCTTTTAGGAGAATTGATAGACAACATGAACGAACATTCTCAGGGTAAACATGGTTATATCTTTTCCCAGTATTTAAAGAAAGAGAATTGTATAGATTTGGTTTTGGCAGATGACGGAATAACCGTGTTGGGAAGTTATGTAAAGGCCCGAAAATTTCTGGACGAGATTAACGGGAATGATGCAGAAGCGTTAAGGTTGGCAAATGAGGGAAAGTCTACAAAGAACTTGCCTAATGCAGAAAATAGAGGATACGGTATATCTTCATCCAAAGAGATGCTTTCAGATGGGCTTCATGGTTCATTTTTCATGTTGTCCGGAGGCGCGTTTCATAGACATGACAGCTTAGGCTCTGTGTTCGTTAAACTTCCCAATTCTATATATTGGGATGGAACAATAATTCTAATGAGAATTCCAGTCAAGGTCCCATTGAACTTTGACTATAATAAATACACTCGATAAAAAATGAATATATGAACACAATGTTGAAAATTGCGGATTTAATTAGTACGGATATCCGTTCAAGAGCTAATGCGGATATTATAAGGTCTGCCATTGATGGCATTAAAGATGACATTATATTAGATTTCTCTGGAGTGATATTTGTGTCTCGTTCCTTCACAGATGAGTTGTATAATGTGATGGCAGAAAATAAGAATGTTTCTTTGGTAAACATGTCTAAGTTTGTAAAATCCATGTTGGAGGCTGTAACAGACGGTCGTAATTCCAAAAGAGTTTTCAAGCAAAGTGAATCTGAAATAAAAGAGTTCGAAGACATGGGTAGTTTATCTTCTTTCTTGGCAACAATTTAAGTCTACATCCTTGCCATACGTTTGCCCTTCAATGATTGTGGGTATGCCCAACGCAAGGATGTTTATCCTCAATTGAGATTTCAAGGCGGTGATTCCAAAGTTTCACCGCCTTTTTTGTGTCCGGGCGGTATCCAAATTCGGACATTCAAATGTATAGTCTTATGAGAAAGAAACAGATTAGAAAGGCATTGAAGAGCGAAACTCCAGCCAACAGCATGTACGCTCTTATCCCGAAGAATAGGCGTGAGGCTTTCAGGCGTTTTGCCTCCTGCTTCGGTTTCACTGAAGATGACATAAAATCCATATTGGCTAATGAGAAGCGATGATTTGGACATATTGATTTCGCAGGCCGACGACCGTTACTATTCGGATTTCTGCCGGCTTCTGCTTGTCATGCTATGGAACGCATAGAGCGCGTCCTTGACTGGCTGGTGCCTGTCGCTGTAATAGTGAGGGTAATATTGTTGTGTCTGTATGCGTGAACTTGATAGGTCCTTGAACTAATCTACCCTTTGTCTCTCAACCCGTACTTCCTTATGTAAGTGCTTATGGTGGAAGCCGCCACGCCCATCTCATAGGCAATGTCCTTGGACTTCATCCCGTCGTTTACCATCTTCCGCAGCTTGTCCATGTCCACAAGTCTTGATGCGTGTCCCTTCACTTCGACAGCAGGGGCAAGACCCAACGTCTTGCGCTTTTTTGCGGCATATTCGGGAGTGCATTTGTCTCTGGTCACGTATATTACGGTACGGTGGTCTATGCGTAAGGGATATTTCCCCTTTTCCGTTTCTCTGTGCAACTCCGCGAGGCGTTCAGCTCTTGTGATACCATTTGTCCGCGTGGCTGAACCATCCGAGAATGAACGGTTTGCCGAAGAGGGTTACTTTGTATAGTTTACTCATAATTCTATATGTAAATGATAAGTATTAATAATGGCAAACAAATAAATAGCCACAGTGATGATACTATCTATACACACAGCCCAACTGCCGAGGCGTTGAAATCTCGACAAAGACAAAGCCATTACCGCCAGGAATAAAACCCACTGGCTTGTCATTAGTCCAGCCATTAATGTTATCCATCCGAGAATATCCAAAATACTCATTAGAAGAAGCATAGGGTGCTCTTTTAAATATGCCTTTACCTTTTCCTTGGGAAGATGTCTATATTCGCATGTGCGGGAATATACTTTCTTACAGTTTAAGGCTTTCATAATTTCATATAAAGCCAAAAATCCTACAAATAAAAAGAATAGATGTTTCATTACTTACCTTATTTTAATTGCTTGATACTCATGAATAATTCGGCTTTTGTTCCGGATTATAGCTATGCTTGCTAAAACGTCCCTGCCAGCATTCAAGAGGAACACGTTGCATGAAGGTATGGCGCATACCCAAATTCTCCCATTCTCCGCAATACTTCTCCAATATAGCCGACATCTCGTCAAGCATACGGACATAGGCTTTATTGGCTTCAAGGCCACGCTCAATAATCGGGATTGCCATCTTCCATTCTTCATCCGTAAGCAGATTGAGGGACAAGGAAACACGAACAGCGGCTATAATTTCATCTGTAGTCCAAAAGTCGTTACCGTCCTTGACGAAATGATTGACTATTTCGTAGTCAAAGTCTTTTTTCAGCCTGCTCTTGAATGCCGTAATGTTATGCTCTCTGAAGCCATAACTGTATGTTGTGTAGATAAGCCTTCGTTCGTAATATTCTGTTTCCGGGTAGTCTTCAAGCCTTTTCCCTAATAATATTATCTCCATTGTCATTCCTTATAATTAAATCAGGGTTATCAAACACATTACCAATCACCTCTAATTCATATACAAGAAGGTTGGTAAACCAAGAAAAAGGAGACTGGTTCCCATCGACATAGCAAGCCATAAACGCCATTGAATCATTACTCCATTTCACTACTACATTGAAACTCTGTTCCACTGTGAAAACTCGGACGACGTCATCATTGTATATATCTTTCCCGTTAATATCAGTCTTTCCAGTGAACTGCCCAACGGTTTCAGCCCATACGTCGTAACAGCAGCCGTCTTCCGGAGAATATATCCTCGCCTTGTCCGTAAAGATAAGTCCGTTTTCGTCCCTTCCGGCAGTATAGAAGAAAGAGAGAAATCCATATACCCATTTCCCCGTATCAGTACTTTTACCTCTGAATTTTATTTCACGTCCATTATTAATGTCTTTTCCCATTATTGTTATTCTTTAATTTGTTATACTCATCCTCAATACATTTATTGATTTTAGCAGCTTCCTCGTACCGTTCCTCTTCAATCAGCTTACTTTTCAGCCATTGAAGCTGATTCATATAAATAACATCATCACGGTCTGAAACCCTACGGGTGTATTCCCTTATCTCATTCAGCTTGTCCTCCATGCGTCTATGCCATCTGCTTACCATGATTAGGACAAATCCTAATGCAATGGCATTGAATAAAGAGATGGAGATTTTAATTATCAGTTCTACGATTTCCATAAAATAATTTTAATCATTAAACAAATCAAGAGCTCTCGCAACCCAATACCATATAACGAAATAAAAAGCGTATTTGGCTAATCTTTCGCAAGCTTGCGAAGGCTCTAACCCTGCAATAAAATTCCACGTATTATATTCATATACACAAATTAGATATGATATAATGATAGAAACCGATACATATATAAATTGTCTCATAATCATATAAGTTTTAACGCTTCTTGTATTCCGGATTCAAGTGCTTCCTCGTAGGTATTGTAATGAATAGAAGGTCTGTTTGCCAGACCGACTAAAACATGGTTTGATACAGACATTATCTCGTAGTACCAAAACAGCTTATGTGAATAGCATATTCCAATATGCAGGTCCTTGGTTTCACGCAGCCACCTTTGAACTACCGATTGAGGTGGAACAGATAGGTATTTATAACAATGATGCAAAGTAGAAACATCTATAAGATATTTCCTTTGTAGAAACCCTTTCTCTTTCAGAAGCTTCGCTGTCTCTAATGTTACAAGTTCTTCGGTCATAGTTATTCTCCTTTCAGTCTTTTAAAAAATTTCATCGGCGACACTAAGGAACCCGACGAAATGTCTTTGAAAATTTCACTATCATCATTCACTCCTAATGCAAGACAATACTCCTGCGGATTAACTTTTGCCAATTCACGGAGCTTCTTTTCCCTATCTACACCAGCATAAAGAATCCCGGTATATTCCAAAGTAATAGAGCCGTGCATATCTTTCAAATCTGATAGCTTTAATATTTCCCCTCTTGACATTATTCACCCTCCTTTCCAACATATCCGTTTTCAATACACCAGCACAGCATCTCGTAGGCTGCGTCAATCAATTGTCTTGATTTAAACTCCTCGTAGTAATCAAATTCATCTGACATTGAATAGCATACATACCATTCTTTGCAATCATAAATGGATATTCCCAGCCAATAAGTATCTGTACTTGTCTTTATTTCTTTCGGCAGCTTATCCAGAATATCCTGCAAGGTGTAAGTTTCATGATAATAGTCGTAATACGTATCGGCATCCAAAGAGGTTACAACCTTTTTGCTTTCATCCGATTCTCTCCATTCGATACACATACTTGCATCACTTGTATCTAATCCAAGTTCTTGCAAGTGCTTCATCTGTTCAATTGATAATACTTGTTTTGTTTTCATAATTCGTAAGATAAAATTACAACCGTTAATGCAATGAAAATAATTACTTCTATTTTTTATTGAATTTAATATTTAGTGCAAAGTGGTATATAGTTACCTATTTATAATGCTTACAATTTTTCGCTTGCTTTCTTGCCGTTATACGTCTTTTCAATGCGTGGCAATACATCTGAAAATTGGCACATATTTCATAATGCACGCATATACTGCAATGCTTTTCTTCCATATCATCCTTCCTTTTCTTGCTTCATGAAACACATCCATATCGTCTTGCTTTGTCTTCCGGTGGTATGTCCGAATAAAGGCTTAAAAGGAATAACAGACAAAACTTCCGCAGCTTTTATCTCGCTTTCGTTCCATTTGAATATGAGTGTCCCGTTAGGTTTCAAGACACGCATACATTCTGTAAACCCGTCGTGTATGAGTGATTGCCAGTCTTTTGGCAGTTTCCCGTACTTCTTTGCCATCCATGAGGTTTCCCCAAGTGTTTTTAGATGTGGCGGGTCAAACACCACCATGTAGAAAGAGTTATCCCCAAACGGCAAATCGGTAAAATCGGCTATTATATCTGGCTTTACATCTATGGTCCTTATTCTGCCCCTATCCTTGGCTGTAAGCGTTTCTGAACGCTTGTCTACAAACAAAACCAAAGGGTTGTGCTTGTCGAACCAAAACATCCTGCTTCCACAACAAGCATCCAATATGATTTTATCACTTTCCATTGTTATTCCTCCTTATCTGTCTTAATATCCGTTACTTTGCCGCAATTGACAAAACGTTCTTCTGGATTAAACTGTCCGGCAATTATTGTACATAAGGATGGTTCTTCGTCAAAATTTAAATTACATTTTTCGTGAAGGCTGCAATGACTGCATGGTTCGTTTTCTTGTATTGATACTAATTCATACAGCACTCCATCTATTATTATTCCGTTCTTTACTTCCATAATCAAATACAATTAGGGCATTCAGCCGATTTGTTACCTTTATTGTCTGTATACACATAAACATTTTCTCCCTTTGAAGAAGTCGCGTCAACCACGCAGCCGCATTTTGTACACTTTCTATGTGCATTGTTAGGGTAATTAATCCATCTATGCCCTTTTCTATTGGCTGCTCCCGGTTTTGTCCCATTCCTAAATCCCATATCTAACAATTTTATTTTTCTTGCAAAATCTGATTGAATACCTCACTGCCTTCCGTATGTCCTCATACTCCTTTATACTGTACACGTTGTATGTACGGAGCTTTTTCATAATCTCCTCTTCCATGAAAGGAAGAATCTCTTTCTCAAACCTACTCATAGCATCAAAATAATATCTATTCTTATACACTCTTTAGGTTGAGATAAAGGTTCTGATTCTGTGTTTTCCCGATATACATAAACTATATTGGTTTTCAATCCGGTTTCTAATTCGATATTTTCCAGAATCCGGGCTATCTCCATTTCTGCTTTCGCTTTCTTTATTTTTGCTTCTTCTATATTCATATCAATCACCATTTAAAACATCCAACAACTCTTTCGCTCTCTTATAGGTATCAAAGCCCTTTATATTCACCCATTCGGATGAAATACGTTTGTCTTTTCTGACTTGTACCCAATATATTATTATGGGGATACAACCGTTGTACCCTTCTCCTCGTATGATTCTGTACCTTTCCATATTAGTCTCCTTTCTCCTTAATCCGTTCCAGTACATCCTTGTTTGCTTCGAGTATCTCATCGAATGAGGGGATGGGCATCCAATGAGTAACATATCCAGTCTTGATGTAGGGATATATCCATTTATTCACTTCTCGCATTGCCATTTCATCAATACTACCATCAACATATTTCACTTGACACATGCCTTTTGCTAGTTCGTTAGGTATTGCATCCTCTACGCTTATCCACGGTGATTGCTTTGACTGCCAGTCTGCACCAGCCTTGAACCCCCTCGTCAGTCCATTGTCATAATCGACCACATTTTTTACCTTAAAAGGCAATTTATCTAAAATATTGGATTCATAATTGGCAAAGTTCATTGCCGCTTCTTCTACTGTCTGTTTCATAATCAATGACTTTTAATTTTCTTGTATTTACCACACTTCTTGCAGAAGTAGTGACGTACGGTGTACCAACTGCTATCTCCCCAATCATCAACAACTTCTACTTTCCTTTCAAATAAGAATTCCCACTCATGGCAGCAGAACCATTTCTTTATTATAACATCAATTAGGCGTTTCATAAACAATCGTTCTCCTTTACAATTCTACCATCATCTTTCAAGGTGTATATATCCCCTTTATACGCCAAAGCGCAACACCATTGGTGGGCATACTTCAAATACTGATGCAACTTGTATCTATATGGGTATTTCAGCATCTTTTTTCTTATTCTTCGTTTCATTTCCTTTTTGATTTAACCTTAATAGGATTACTCTTTGTCCCCGTACCGAACCACTCCAAACGGTAGCCATGTATCCGGAGCCAATACTTAAAAGAAGGAATATCCAATTGTTTCATACGCATTTCGATTAAAAGGGCATACCCGAATAAAGATAAAGTGTCGAATTTTAAAATTATTGCAAAAATAGGTATGCCCTTTAATTATTATTGTTACTTTTGTTTTCGTCGAATTATAAAAAATTATTGCTTATGAAATTAACCCAAGAACAACTTAACAAGCTGTCAAGTAAATTAAGAATTGCCCCAACATGTCCTAACTGTGGATTTAGTGGAGAAATGAACTTACAACCGGACGAATACCAGCTAACATCTGTTGAACGTTCGGAAAACTCCTACAATATAGGCGGCCCAATATCATTTATGCCATTAGCCGGGGTTTTATGTCCTCAATGTGGATATGTTAGATTATTCAATCTAAAAATTCTAGGTGTTATCTGATAAAGAATTTACTGTTCCATTATCAGAAACAGAAAAATGATTTGATTCGCCAGTTAGTTGGTTCTCTACAAGTCGGCACTGGCGAATTATTTCTTGAATATCTTTTGGGCTTTTTATTCCATTAGCCTCAATACAAAATGAATATTGGGCCATTTGCTTTTGTCCTTCAAAATCAAAGGCATGATTCTCTTTTTTCACTATAAGTTTCATAATTCAATATTTTTTGGTTATTTTTTCTATTTCTCTCGCTCTGTACCTCTGCCATACACATCTTGCACCATGACGCTTTCAAATGGTGGTGCAATCTAAACGGGGGATTGTCTGATGAATGTTCCTATACTTCTATTTTATCGCATTGGCAATATTGTCCGCATCCGACAGTTTCCTTGCAAGAACTTCAAATGCTGAAGTACAGCGTTCAGTGTTCATGTTCACCGTTCTGCCGATTTTGAGATTGTCGGAGGCAAGGTTCATCAGTCTTGCCACATTAGCCAGTTTAAGGTAATCCAGCATGAATCCGTTGAACTTTGAATCCTTCTTCCTTAGTTCTCCTATCCGTTCGTCGAACTGTATACAAGCATAGTCGCACAACGTCCTTGCCAGTTCGAACTTTGCAAGTTCTGCGGAATGGGATATTCCGTTGTCATCAAGTGTCTGCTTGAACTGCCAGTATAGCATATCCACGTGCTTGTTCACTTCCTCCACATACTTGTCATTACATTCGGCAAAGAATTCACTGCGGTCTGAACCGATGATACCGTTTACGGTCCGCTCGTATTCCCTTCTCGCTCTGTCCGCATCGTTTAAATACCGTTTGAATGCCTGCTTGTAGTGGGGTGTGAGTTTCATCGCATGAATGCATTCGATAATTTGTCCGCAACAGATGTCGTTCGTGAACAGAATGTTGTAGGTGCAGAGGACTACAAGGCTCTCATGCTTGCTGATTATTTGGGTTGCCGTTTCCTTGTTCATCTCTTGTACATCTTGTCGTTCATCCTTCTGTTCCTGCTCTCCTTGGCAAGTTCGTCAATCATGCGCTGAAACATCTTTGCCACCAACGGGTGGCTCAGGCGCAGTGCGTTGTCACACTGCCACTCCAATAATTCGATTTTCTTTTCAAGTTCCATGTCCATAAAATTATTTCTTCTTGAATTTGTCACATATCCTCCCGTACCGGTCACACGCGCACACCCTATGGCCCTTGACCTTGCATAGACAAGAGTTCCCTACAAAATCTCTGGAGTATGAGCATTGGCGGCAGCGGACGGGTGCAGGTGGTATATCTTTTTTCTTTGCCATTACTTACGTAAACTGATATTGCTTACGCGATTTGCCGCTCTTTTCATTGCTTCTGCATCTCCGCTTTCCACAAGCTTCCTTTCACGTTCAAGATACTCGGCATAGGAAATTCTGTTGTTTCCACGTTCTTCTATCTCCTTTTGGCGTTGTATCCGGTATTGCTCACGCTCATAGCGTTCGATGTCGATACGGCGTTCCCTGATATAGTCAAGCATGGCACTTGTAATCTTCATCGGGTCTATAGCACCATAGAACCGTCCATATTTACCAGACTTAAACCGTGCAATAAAAAAGCATATCTCAGCCGCATTAAGGTAATAATACTCAGAAATAAATATTTCTGCCAACTCATTAAGCTGCTCCTTGGCAATCTTGGTAGATACCTCTGCAAAGTCATTAAGTGTGCCGAATTGGATTTTCAACCATTCCAAAGGGGTTTCATCTCCATAAGTCGAAGCCAATAGCCCTAATGTAGGTATGGAGGAATTCATGGCTAAATCAGAGTGGGTCGCCTTGCATCTGACAATTTTGAACTGCAAATCGGGATTGTAATCAAGAATGAATTGTGCTGGGTCAGGATATTTATTCAATAACGCCCTCTGCTTCAAGTTCTTTTCTTTTTTTTGCGGCAGCTTCTCTGACGGTTGTAGCGACTGCAAGAACTGAATCACGTTTTCGCTGCTCGCTATCCTGTTGATTTTTGCTAATTCTTTCTCCATTGTAATTGCCTTCTAAAATCTTAATGAAATTTGTCGGTCTGAATATCCAGTCGAAATCACAAGACCAGTTTTGGTTATTATGCCCCAAAAGAAATGCTGATTTGGAAACATTGTTGAAAACAGCCATGATAGCTTCTTTCCCATGTTCGGAAGCTCTTGCTTTTACGGCTTTCTTGCGTTTATCAGTCATTGTTGTCACCTTTGGGAGCTTTCCATCAAACATTCTGTTGAACGTATCCATAAGAGCATTATAATTTATCTTATCTCCCTCATTACTTTCCGGCGGTGCAGATTCCCCTTGGGGGGAATTATAGGGGGGACATTCTTCTTCTCTTTCTACTTCTATTTTAGTCACGTATTGTTCAGTGAATAATCCGTGATTGTTCCGTGATTGTTCCGTGATTGATAAGCAAATCTTTTCTTTTGCATTGTCTATTAATTGTTTAGGTATGTTCAAATCCTCATAATTAGGTCTGTTGATTACTTGATGCCGAGTGAAATTAGGCAGATATATGAATCTTTCCCCCTTATAGGAAAGCAGACATATAAATCCGTTTATCACAAGCTCGTTCATCCATTTTTCAAACTGTTGAATTTGGATTTGGTCATACGGAAACATCTTGGACTTTAGCCAGACCGAATCACCTATTACCACGCCAATGTCATCAGAGAAGAGCCATAGTTGGATATATAGCAATCTTGCATCACGGCTTAACCTCCCTATTTTTACATCATCGCAGAATTTTGACTTAATCATCCTATTCCGTGCCATGCTTGTTCATCTTTATTTTCATACATCTTTCAAATATTCTGTTACCACTTCTATAAACTCGTCAAGCGACCGGGCTATGACATATTTATACCCGTCCGCTGTGATTTTTGATTCCCACTCTTTCTGGGACTCACGCTGTGTCCCTTTCCTTGTCTTTGTCTCAATCAATAAAGCACCATAACATCGATTGCTTTTTAATAGGATAAGGTCGGAAACTCCGGCTAATACTCCTTCATCCTTTAATCTTCTTCCGGTTGCAGCATCCCTTCTTCCACCATTGGGAATTGCGAAAAGATTATAGTGCATAGACGGATATTGTAGCCGGAACCAATTTATCATGGAGACTTGCAATTTGTGCTCTTCATCTTTATGTTTCTTGCGGACATTTGCTCCGCAATATTTGGATTTCATTTCTTCAAAAGTCATATATGCTTTATTTTAAGTTCAACATTCACCGGCTTGTCTTTCATCGTGGAGAAAGCGTCAAGCAGCTTTTCCTTGATTGCCTTCAAAGGCTTTGTCAATATATGGCTCTCGACTATTTCGAGAGGTATCTTCCTGCCACTATACGTGATTAGGGACATGGAGGTGATTATGTAAGGTTTCATATTACTTATTAAAATCCCAATTCCACTCCCAATCCTTTTCACTTATTCCTTGCTCGCAATAAGCACTACCCATGTGGCCTTCTATCTCTTGATACAGAGAACGAACCAACTCTTGCTCTCTTTTGTCAAGTTTAGACATTAGTATATCCATGTCTTTTTGACTGAATAAGTAGTATGATTTTAACTTCTCATCAATAACCATTTTAGCACCATCCAATGTCCTTTCGGTGTAAAGAATGCTACCTATCTTGAAATAAAATATCCCATCAGAATCAATGGATATTTTAACTTGTTTATATTCCCATTCCATGTTATTCTTTTTATTAAAAGCCCCGAAGCGTATTCTCCGGGGCACAACCATTATTTAAGACCCGTGCCATTTATGTGTGGCTCATATTCATGAGGGATAAGCAGGAGTCGAACCTACACAAGTATCGTCTGATTTCTCGCTTTCGATGCGCTACTGTTGTTCACGACTTAATCTACTCAACAAATTTATTACTCTCAGCTACGGTCTTGATGACTTCCATTTCTATGTACACTTGAAATTTCCATTCATTTAGTCTTAGCACCCTATGACCATTTTACCCCATGTTCGCCCACCCAATCTTCACAGACCGGGCAGGCTGGTTGAACAAAAAGTTCAGTCGAAATTGAAATTATCTTCACCGTCCGGCATTTCTTCCGGAGCGTCATTCCCGAAGTCCATCGGAAGGTACCAATCACTTATAAAATCATTCATGGCCGTCCTCCTTTGCTTTATAAGGATATACGTCAATCAAAGCCGTTTCCACCACAGATGCAATAAGATAGTCAGCTAGTGTCCCTTTCATACCTTCGTCCAATTTCTTCACGGCATCACGTAGGTCGGCAGCTTGTACCAATACTTGAGTTAATGTTTTCTTTTCAGCACCACTCTTTTCATCAAGGGTGATAAATGCCAATTTACATTTAAACCACCTATCTGCAGATTCCTCGTCAGAGAAAAACACCTCTGAATAATTAGCCCTTTTAATATCAGAAACCGTGAATTCTCCACTAATAAACGGTGTCATTTCCTCAATGCATCTTCCTTCGCTTTCTGTAAAAGAAAGACTGTCAAAAAGGTATTTTTCGGTTGTTTTCTTTTCCATGCCGTTTTCGGCTATTTTTTGGTATTTTATAGATACCTCGAACCAAGTGTGCATCATAATTTTAATTGATTAATAATTTGTCTTTTGATTTTCTTGCTAAGCTTCCCGACAAAACGTCCATGCTTCTCCGTCGTTCCATCGGGCAGGCATTCCTTGTAGGAGTAAAGCAGCTTTTGCAGGAGAAGCGCTTCTTGTTTTGTCAGAGTGATTTTCATTATTTTAAATATAAAGTTTGTTGTGTTCGACCTCAATCTCCATCAGTTGAATCAGACGTTCTTCTTCTGGAGAAGGAATGTATACACCTTGGGCACTTGCAAAATTTCGGAACCTTTCAATGGTAAGGCTCATTTCCGCACTGTCAAGGTCAGACGAACTACGCAGGTATTTTATTTTGCCAAGATACTTGTCGTCCCTCTCACGGACGAAAGTGTCTTTGTTGCAGAGAATCTTGTAATAGTTCCGCTTAACGTACTCCATCGTTTCTCCAATCTGGCACCCGAAGTAAGCCAGGCAAACATGAAGGTATTTATTTGCCTGGATACTCCTTTGAGGTTTCTTCTCGGTCAGTTCAAACACTTTCCGTTCCTTTATCAGCCTCTCCAGCTTTGACCTTGCCTGCTGGGCATGGAGGGGATTGGCACCGTCGTATTTCATAGGCTAAAACGGTAATTGGTCATTATCACCAACATTTTGCATTGGTGGGAAGTCGCTTTGTTGTGGAGCGTCGCTCTCTGTTATGGCAGGCCTTGAGGACGAACTTTCAGACCGACCTCCCAAAACTATGTCATAAGCAAGTATGTCTGTTATATACCGCTTGATGCCGTCTTTCTCATACTCCCGGTAGCTGATAGTTCCGAACACTGTTACCTTGTCCCCTTTGTGGATATACTTTTCTGCAATATCGGCAATGCCACGCCATGCGACAATGTTATGCCAGCTCGTTTTCTCCGGCACATCTGTCCCGTCCTGCTTTTTATAACCTCCCGTAGAAGTCGCAACACTGAATGTGGAAACCTTTACGCCGTTATCAAGCGTTCTTGTTTCTGGGTCTTTGCCTACGTTGCCTATAATAAGGCACTGGTTGACACTTTTACTCATTATTTTCTCCTCCAAATATCTTTTTATCGTTGATAAGTTCTCTGTTTTCCTCCAAGAACCGGATAAACTCCTCACAATGGTTAGTGAGAATGGGTATATCACGCTCCGGATTGAACACATAAGTTTCAGTATAGGTATCTACCACATAACTGCCTTTGTTGAACTCTACGATGTTGTACTCAAATGTCCGTACAACCGAACCGTTCTTCATCAAAGCGTAAGGATAAACCAAATGTTGATGATGGTCTTTGAACTTCCCCACGGTATAGCTTCCGGTTGTCTTGATGTCGTGAACACTGGTAGGCATCAGTTCGTCAATTACCCCATAAACCAAAACATTGCCGTATGCAGTAGGCAAGATGGCTTCTACTCTTTGTTGGGTCAATGCCCCTTTGTAGTAGTTGGCAAACTCGCGGCAAAGGTCAATGTGAAAAGTGAAAGTGCGATTGTTGTAAACAGCTTTTATCCCGTAAAGTGTTCCGTCATCGTGATATGCCTTGCTAATTTCCATTATAGAAGATTTACGGTTCTCAATCATACAATCAATGATTTCATTGAAAGCCGTGCCACGGTCTGCCGCTTCGCTGTCAAACGGTTTGCGGTTAATACGGTCTATCAGTCCTTGAAACTGCTTCTGCCGAAACTCCTCTTCCGTACATGACGGATTTTCACTCCACCCATAATAACGCTCATATATGACATCGCTATTAAGGTAGTTGAAGTAGGCGTCAAGAATCGTAGGATATATACAATAATTAGGCTGCATCTGAGTAAGTTTTAGTTTTCTCGTCATAAATCAGCCCCAAAGCATTCACTTTATCCCTGAAAATTCTTCTCGCCATCATCAAAGAACTACCAATATGTTCAAACTCATTGATATGGGAAGCAAAATCATTGGCTGACCGAGCATCAGTAATAAATTCAATGCTCTCTTTGATTTCCTCTATCACCTTGTTGTATTTGTCAATCTCGGATTTCTTGACTTGCAGCATTGCAAGATAGGGATTAATCACTTGTGTGGTGATAAAATCGTTCTTGGCCGTCGGATTGCCGTTTTTGTCAAGAATGGTAGGCACTTCCATAATGGACGGAAGGTTACAAGTGTTCTTCCCGTCATTACGGCTTGTCGGGTCAAAAGTGATGGTACATTTAACTCTGCCGTTCTCATTCCTGGCTTCCATGTAACCCAGCAAGTCAAGTTCGGTAACGATGGAGTTGTAGGACTTCTCGCGCAATGCAGGAATGAATACCGTATCGTCACCTTCCTTTCTTGTATCACGGTGGGCAACGAAGATGATGTTCTTGTTCAAGTTTGACAAGTTGCGGACAAAGCCGGAAAACTCCTGGTTAATTCCACCCCAGTCCCTTATTTGCGGCTGCCGGGTACCACATTTATAGGAGATGATAAAGTCCATCATTTTGCCGATTGTGTCAACCACGATAGTACGATAAGCGGACAAATCTTCTTGCAGGACTTGTTGGACATCATTCCAGGAGGTAATCTGAACAATATCCACTCCGTCCAGATGTGACATGTTTACACGCTTGACACCATTGTCGAAGTCCAATAACAAAGGACTTGGAGCACTAAGGGCGGTAGTTGTCTTTCTCATACCTGCCTGACCGTAAATCATCATCTTGATGATAGACGGTATCACTAATTCGTTTGATTTTTTAATAAGCGACATATAATTATGATTTAATAATTGGTTTGTGGGATATACGGGACTTGAACGCCGTGACCTGTGCATGAAACCTTTAAATAAACCATGACAAAACTACAAATACCAATACCATGCACCGCTCTGCCTCTGAGCTAATATCCCGGATATCCGCCCGTCTTCGCAGATTGGACGGCACGAATAAACACTAACATTATTTTCTAAGCGTAATCACTCATTGTAAGTGATGTATATCCCAAGGCATGAAAGGGATGCCATCAGGGAGAACATGAATGCAGGGAACACTTGCCCCACATTGGTTACGGCTACCGACCTTACCAGTAATACTACCATCCACAATAAGCAGAAGGCAAAGAATACCGTATAGCAATTTATCTTTCTCATACAAAAATGATTTCGTCACTGTAAACCTCGATAAAGGAATGCTTTCCAAACGCTATCGTTACCTTGTCACCGCTAATGCTGTATATGGTCCCGATTCTGTCTTCCCAGCCGGGAGCGTTGTACTTGACTTTTACTTTTTTCTTTCCCATATATGTTTATTTAGTCTTGTGATGCCTCTACAGCTTCACCATTAACCAATGTATAGAAGGTGTCCGCTTTAACAGACTTTCCGTCCACTTTAAACGCCTTGACTGAAACGATAGGATAAGTGTTTCCGTCCCATTCGCCACGTTCAGCAAGCACAATCCAACATCCTAATGCTCCCTTTGCCTTGCAATCCTTTCCGGCAGCAAGAGCTATACTTTCTTTGCCGGTAGCTGATGCAGCACCTTGGTCTCCGGTAGCTGATGCAGCGCCTTGGTAGCCGGTAGCTGATGCAGCGCCTTGGTCTCCGGTAGCTGATGCAGCGCCTTGGTAGCCGGTAGCTGATGCAGCACCTCGGTCTCCGGTAGCTGATGCAGCACCTTGGTCTCCGATAGCTGATGCAGCGCCTTGGTAGCCGGTAGCTGATGCAGCGCCTTGGTAGCCGGTAGCTGATGCAGCACCTCGGTCTCCGGTAGCTGATGCAGCACCTCGGCCTCCGGTAGCTGATGCAGCGCCTTGGCCTCCGGTAGCTGATGCAGCGCCTTGGTAGCCGGTAGCTGATGCAGCGCCTTGGTAGCCGGTAGCTGATGCAGCACCTTGGTCTCCGGTAGCTGATGCAGCGCCTTGGTCTCCGGTAGCTGATGCAGCGCCTTGGTAGCCGGTAGCTGATGCAGCACCTTGGTCTCCGGTAGCTGATGCAGCGCCTTGGTAGCCGGTAGCTGATGCAGCACCTCGGTCTCCGGTAGCTGATGCAGCGCCTTGGCCTCCGGTAGCTGATGCAGCACCTCGGTAGCCGGTAGCAATCTTTTCCTTTACCCACTTACATTTACTAAAAGTGAACTTGATTGCCGCATCAACAATGCTCTTAATGCTTAACTCTGCTCCTATGTGGATTTTTGAGCAAGCAATTTTGGTATTATCTGTATCAACATCCATTTCTCCACTTCCTTCAACTTCATGAAATCTGTTCATACCAATGTATGCAGGAGGATAATATCCGAATACATCCAAGGGATAAAGACAGAAATGGAAACCTTTACTGCAAACGCTTATGTCACCCTGCTCTTCGTAATCCTTTCCTTCGTCATACTTGAATCCTCTGCAAGTCATATCGGAGTTGAACCCCTTGAATCCTCTAATCTTGCTGAATTCCTCTGGTATGGTAACGTTACCCGGGAGATTCGCTCTAAGTACCATGTACGCCATATAATTTGTGTCAAATCCAGCAATTCCCGTCCCGATGGCGGTAAGAAGGAATTCCTTTTCCGGATGCTCGTTGGCAAAATGCCTTAAGTTGCCCAAATAGTTTATCAAGTCTTCTTCTGTGACTTTCTCCATATCCTCATCCAGCGTTGGAATGGCATAGGATTGCCCTTGGATTCCTTCGGATTGTCCCATGATTGCACCGAATTTTTCAACCGCTAATCTGGCTGCTCCACCGGCATGATTGCCGTTCATATTACTACCAAAAACAAATATCTGATTCTCTTTAAGTTCCTGAATGTTGTCAGGGGTAAATCTCTTTTCCATGATTTATATTGTTTTTAATTGATGTTCCTAAAAAAGAGTCCGGTCTATTTTCTCAAACCGACCGGACAAAAACTAAACTCTAACTTCAATCATTCATGTTCCCCTGAACCAATCCGATTGGCAACATCGCGTTATTGTCAGGGGATTTTCTTAATTTTGCATTGTCACATTTAAAATTAAGAATTACGGGAAAGTTATTTGCTCATCTTCTCTGTTATATCAATCAGCATTTTCAAACCCATTGCATCCATAGCCGCATTTCCATTCTTGTCGGTTCCACCTGCCATTATCACTTTGGGCAACTGAACTTTCGACAAAGCTTCCGCAACACCAATTTTTGTTTCCATGTCAATCTTGGCACGTTCTAACGGGGTTAAACCGGCTTGCACCTTAGCCCTTGCGGCAGCAGCTTCGGCTTCACCTTCCGCTACAATCTTTTTGGCTTTTTCCTTGGCCTCTTTTGCTTGAAGCTCTGCAACCTCGAATGCCTGCTGTGCTTTGGTTACTTCTACAGCTTTCTCTCTTTCCTGCTCCCATTTAGCTTTTGCTGCCGCGGCCTTACCTTCCTCTTCAATCTGAATGGTCTGCTGTACGGCTTCCAACGCTTTCGCCTTAGCGGTAACAATGCTCATGTCCGCTTCTCTCTGCTTGCTTATCTGTGCAAGGGTAGCAGGTTCGTATTCCATATCAGAAATAGACAATTGGGAGACTTTTAGACCGTAGTATGCGAAAGGGCTTTCCTCTTGACGCTTAATCCCGTTTGGAGAAATACTGTCACGTATGGCTTCTGCAACCTTTACTATCTGCTTCTCTCCGGTTAATGGGTTCAGACTTTCAACGGCTTTTACCGAAGTTTTATATACGCCATAGTTTAGCTGGTCTGTGATATATGCGATAAGGTCTGTCCGTTTCTCGCTTACCGATTCCAAAGAAGACATTAATGGGCCGCATGATATAACTACCTTTCCCAATGTCGGTCTGATAAGTTCGTTTACAAGCCTATCCATTCCACTATAATGAGTTTGAATACGCTCTAAATACTTTCTTTCAAGAGGAAGTTCCACACGGACAGAACCGAGAATATACCCTTTACCTTTATCATTATAGGTAATTGGCATAGCCGGATTATCACCCGTTGGTGTTACGTTACCTGCTTCGTCTTTTCTAATCTCATTAAACCAAATCTGGTTTGTCTTGTAGTATTCGGTGATACTTCCAAACCCCTGCCATTTGAAGCCGGGTGTTGTCCAATACTCCATTTCGCCAGTCCACGGGAACTGGCAGACAATGATTTTCTTGTTGTCCACATCTTCTGCCATTTTGGGAATGCAAAACGCGAAAACGACCAATGCGACAAGTGATATGCCGCCATAAATAAATTTTCTGTTCATAATTTGCTGTTTTTAATTGATGTATATCCAAAAATAGAATGGAATGAATAACCTCTTGATTGTCACTGTACGTGTCGAGAATCTTTTGATTGCCCCGATAATGGAGCAGAACAGTGTGATATAATACACTGATAGGACTGCAATGAATAAAATGCAGAAGAACTTTAGTATCATATATTTTTTTGTTTTAAGTTTAGTCCTCGTGGGCGTTCCAGTGGTAGCCTTACTGCCCTCCAACATCTATGGAGGACCACGGGATAATTACATATTACTTCAATTTTCTGATTATATCACCGCCATAAGAATCTTGAGTCAACTCTATAAACTCATGTACGGTGTAAGCATCCTTATCAATGTCTATACCCTTATTGATACAGAATGACAACCTTCCTTGCTTGCACGAACCGGTCAGCACATGATGCCAATGGAACAATTCTTTAGCCGATACCTTTTTAGTAAAGTCTGGAAAATGCTTTTTAAAAGCTTCTAGTCTTTCCTCCTCGGTTGAATCGTCATACAATTTTTCTTGAAGTGAAGCAAAGGCCTCGTGCAATGTTTCTCCATGAGCGAATTTCCCATTCCCTTTTGCAACAAATGTCTCAGTCAATGTAAAGTCATCGTTCAGTATATATCCTTTAGCTACATTGTCATGAACATGCTTGATAATTGTAGGAATATCATCAATGATATATACTTTGTCGCCATTGAATGTTTTAATTCCAGAGCCATCGCCATAGCCATAGCCAGAGCCAGAGCCATCGCCATAGCCAGAGCCAGAGCCATCGCCATAGCCATCGCCATAGCCATAGCCAGAGCCATTGCCATAGCCATCGCCATAGCCATAGCCAGAGCCATAGCCAGAGCCATCGCCATAGCCATAGCCAGAGCCATCGCCATAGCCATAGCCAGAGCCAGAGCATATACTAAGAAACTTTCTTATCTGTTCTTCCATACGGCTACCTCCTCAATGGATTTTATCGCTTCATCTGTACAAGGTATTATTTCAATAACTCCTAAAATTGAAATTATCGGCACGGCCAATGTGAATTTACAATCATTAGGGCGTTTTGTCCCTTCTACTGCCAATTGGCTGATAGATGCAGCCCCATACCAACACCACAATCTTCGGCAGTCTGCCAATGTAACTTCACTACCATTCTTTTCTTTCAATACTCCGTAAAATACGCCCGCTCTATCAGCGCGGATAATAACTTTTTTCCCAATCATAATTCTATATATTTAAAGATTAATAAATATTGGCTCGCCCTCAACGCAACAATGCGTGTTTAGCCTTTCAGCATACCCGAATTTGACGGGAGGGGAGATATATCGATAAGCGTGGTATGGTCGCCCTTCGCCGCCATTTACTTTATACCTATTGAGGACTGGATAGGACGCTTATATTGTCTTTTAATATTGTTCCTTTGCGATACGGGTGCCCAAACCGCATACTCGCCACCGTAGGACATTTCGGTGCAAAAGAACCGTCGTAAACCTTTCTGCCCATTCGCAGCATGGCTATCACTGTGTGATATTCCCTATTTTCAATACTTCGTTGTATGTTCACAAGCCAACGGGTTATAGTCTTAGCCGCCTTGTGCTTCACAATTTGCAGATTAAATCCGCTCCAAAGACCTATCAAGTGCTCCCGTCCGGTCCTCGCTACCGGAAGCCGTTCAATCCGACCACGGGAATGTTTAAAGATTCATGTCCATATGCTCGTATCGCCAGCCGAGCATCGCGTATCCTATATCATGGCTATTGCATTTCCTGCCTATAGGTTCCCTGCCGACAAGGGAAGCGGTGTATTCGTCCATCTTCATCCTTGCGTCAGCCCAAGCCTCCCTCAACGCGTGTCTGAAGGAGTACCACCGGAGTGACTTGTTCCTTCTGGAGTAGGCAAAGGCAAGCTGCATGATGGCTCTGTGGTTGTATCTGCCGTCAACTACAAGATTGTAATCCCTTGATTTCGTCATAAATAATCTTGTTGTATTCTGGATAACTCCTTTAGCTTGGCTGTTGGATACTCGACTTTACCCGGACGTTTGCAAGGCTGTATCTTCCCTTGTTTATACCATCTCCGTACATTGGCTTCTCCGAACTCGCGGAAAGCTTCTCTTTGAGAAAGGTATTCCTTGTCGTCCTTATCCTCCTTCATGAATGAAGCAAGCTTTGCAGCCACATTTGTTACGAATGTGTCGAATGTTACTGACTTGTCTATGAATTGGAGTTCCATAATCGTATTGTTTAAAATGAGAGTGAATCATAGTAATTCTGATGCTTCTTGTATTCTTTCACAATATCAGAAGCTTTATTCCCGACCTTCTCTACAATCTGGCTGTAAGCCTCGTTCGGTATGCTGTTTATTACAGCTTCTTGATAGTCCATTTTTCCGGCTATTCCCAGCATCCAGAAGAATAGGATAGAACCTGCTGCGAATGCTGCAATCTGCTTGGATAGTCTGTTGATGTTCATGGCTATTCCTCCTTAGCTTAATCTTATAACTTTGCTTCCGTCAATATTCTTCTTTGAAGAACATGAGAATAAAAATCCTTCTCTTTTCAGTCTATAACATGCGCTGGAAACGCTTGTAGAACGAAATTCTTTCTCTTTAAAGAGAATTTCTTCACCCACTTTCATTGAGCGTAATGTATCAGAAAGTTCCCTTCCTTTAATTCTTTTAACTATTATTTTCTCCATTCGTCAATTAATTAAAATACCTTTGTTCATTTCATTGATTTTTCATTCGTGATTTATGTTTTGATTAGAATCACGATGCAAATATAATCGTTTTCGATTGAAATATTTAAATTTTAATCGAAAATATAATCGAAATTAATTATTTATATTGATTCTAAATAATAAATGTATGGAAAATGCTGTTAGACAAAGAATTATTGAGGTTTTTAATAAGAAAAATACTAACCCGACCAAATTTTCAAAAGGAGATTCTGCGCTGCAAAATAGGCTTTCAAGGCAGTTAAGAGGTGCAGTTATAACATTTGATACTATTCAAAGAATATTAGAAAATTTCTCTGATATATCAGCCGAGTGGCTTATACGAGGTGTTGGAGAAATGTTTTTGCAAAAAGAGGATGTGCCCGCTAAATATGATGCAGAAGTAGAAGTACATAACGGAGTAATAACTATTAAAAGGAAATAAATATGGATGGAGAAGCATTGAAAAAGCAACTTACTGATTGGGAACGTGATTTCTTTTCAAGAGACATTCAACTCCTATATAAATACAGAGGAAATATATATCGTGATTTACTCGCTCTAAAAAACTATCAATTATTTATTCCTACGAAAGACGGATTAAACGACCCCAATGAATCTTGCGTCTCTTTGAAACGAATTTATGAGGAGTTGGAATACAATCGGCGGGTAGTTGTGGAGAACCCAGTCGTATCATTGAAGGAACAAGCCGCATCGTTGGAAAAGCAGATCTCAGCTACCACTAACATACTAAATATGATGGTTGATAATGTCGGAATTTTTTCTGTATCAAAAAGGTATGATTCAGAATGTATGTGGTCGTATTATGCAAATGGACATAAAGGGTTTTGTATAGAGTATGATGCAAAAGTATTACGGAATTGTTTTAAAGACAAGAATATATTTACAAATAATTTTGAAGTGAAATATTCCAATGAACGGATGACACTAGATTCTGACGAGTTCATGTTATTAGCAAAGAGTAACCCTATAGATACCTTAAAAGGAATTTTTGCATCAAAAAGCAAATCATGGGAACAAGAAGAAGAAGTTAGATATACGTTGCAACCAATAAAAGAATCTCAATATATAGACATTCCCGATGGCGCTGTTACGGGTATATACATCGGGGCAAGATGTTCCGATTTTGATAAAAATCTTATATTGAAAACCATAAAATCTATGAGGAATTGTAACATAAAGTTGTATCAAATGAAGTTTAAAGAAGATTCTTTCGATATGGATAGCGAAGAAGTTAATCATTATTAATAAAATAAACGACAATGGAAACTATAAAATGTAAGAGCAAAGAAGACGCGGTGAAAATGCTTCAAAGAGCAAAAGAATTTTTTCATACGCATGTGGATATGAGTATTGACCCATCGGTATTTGCGGTAAACTTGTCGTTAATAGATGCAGTTCAGAAATTCATCTCAGAATTAACAAACAACGAAGATTATAAACTTAAATGAATGAAATGTAGTTATGAGAAATACTTTTTATTTAATTCCTTTATTCATTCTGCTTGTTGGCTGTTCTTCGGATGACGAAGAGTATATTAGTAATTGGGATTTTATTGAAACTTATTGGGCTAATCCATCTGACTATATAGGTCCCAAGCGTGGGGAAATAGGCTATCAAGTTTGGTTTGGGAGTGATAATAGTTTTATGATAGAATATGCAGACATTCCCAATGTTCCAGAGGGACAGCCAATAGTGGGGTCTATAGTTGTAGTAGTAAACGGTAAATATGATTATAATCCTCCTATATTGACGCTAAATTCTTACGGTAGGAGTATAGTATATAAAGTGCACAAAGATAAGATGGAGCTTCAAGGCAAAAATATGCCAATGAATGACCAAACAGATATACAATTCCCAGAAGAATTATTTTTGTTTGATAATACTCCACCAGAGGAATAAAGAAAGAAACATACAGAAGGAGAGGGCTTTTTCAGTCCTCTTTTTTATCCTTATCTCTATCTGTCCAATAAAAGCTCTTTACTTGGTGAAATCAGAAATAAAATATAATATTCTTGCGGAATAATTGGAATTTTTATCTATATTTGCAGTGTATGGGTTGTACTTATAAAATTAGAATTAATCAGAGGATTAAGATATAGAAAGCTGTGTAGGTCACAACCCCCTGCATGGCTTTCGCCTTTTTATAGCTATGTTTCACGAGCATACTAATGGCGTTGAATTACGTCTCTTGGTTTTTAGGTCGTTAATATCAATGAGTAATTGATATCTAATATCCCGGCAGCCGTATTGCTGCCGGGCGTCAAACATGAGCGTTGGTCGAAACCTCAACGTACGTCTATGCTATCATGTGGCAATATTCTCTTAATCTCCTACAAAGCAAGAACCGAAACGTCCTCTGCTGTTGATTGTGTAGTAAGCGGAAGCCGGAGCGTGGAAGCTATCGTATGCACTTCTTTTAGCTGGTTGTGCCAAAGCTGCTTTCATGGCTTCCTTCTCTGCGTTTCTTGCTTCTTCATCCGCTACCATTCTCTTCTCATTAGCCCAAGCAAGTTTCAAGCAATCTGTCCATGTCTTTATTCCGTGGGTAAGAGAATACAGTTTCATGTACTTCTTTATCTGGTGGGCGGCTTTCATTATCTTGCTTAAATCGTAGCGTTTCATAAGGCTTTGTTTTTATTGGTTTAACTTTGATGATGCAAATGTAAGCAGTTTGTATTACATCTCAAAGGGTTGTGATAAATAAAATGCTTCCGTTTAATATTTTTTTGTAAGTACTTCGTTTTACGAATCTAATTTTAATGTATATTTGTACAGTCTTAAAAACATTGAGTAATGAATAGAATAAAGGAAATATTAAAAGAGCGAGGTATCACTATAAATGAACTTGCTGACAAATTAGGAATAAGTAGGGTAACATTGTCTACCCAAATAAATGGTACTGCAAACATTGTATCTTACGAAAAAATAGCCACCGCTCTCAATGTTCCTATGTGGCAGCTCTTCGCATCCCCAGAAGAAGTGACCAAAGAAACCAAAAGTGAATTATGTCCACATTGTGGTCAGCCCATAGCAATTAAAACGACAATAGAAAAGGCAGACTGACTATTTAGAAAATGTCTAAATTATAAAGAAATCTGTCTCTTGTTTTGGTTACATGTTTATTTCTGCTTTAATTTGCATAAGAAAGACTGTATTATGAGGCAAATACTGTAATTGTAATGTCGCTGGCAATGCTTATAGCATTGTTTAGGTGGTGTTATGTTTAGACTGTGTCGTTCTTTCTATAATATAATAATCAAAACAATATGGGAAGTGTAATAGAAAGTAAGAAAGCAAAGTGTTCTTCAAAGCATCCACATCGTATAAAGCCTAAAGGTGATAGACTGGGATGGACGTTGCGAAGCGAAGTCAAGTACCCTCCCCTGCGTGAAATTGTTGGAGAGGGGAGAATTGTTAGCGACTCGTGTTGCTTCATTTCAACTACCACAAAAATGATTATGTAAATGTTGGACCGAATTCAACCGTTTAGATTAAAATTCATACAAAAAGCGTCTCCAAAAGAAAGGGACGCTTTTGATTTTTCATTGATATACAAATTTTATACTGACAGGACGGAACTATGCCAAAGACTAAAGTATATAATTAGAGTGGAAGCGTATGAAGATGTTTTCGCTATTAAGTTCTATGCTGCAAGGGACAAGAAATTGGATAACAAATATAATAGAATTATAAAGGCTCACAATTACAAAAGCGCACTAAAGATATTTGTGACATGTGCGTCGATAATTCCTTCCTTGATAAAAGAATATCCACAAGCATCCTTTGCAGTAAATGGGGCAGAAAGCATGGATATGGAGAGTGACAAGGTTGAAAAGAGGGCAAACAACCAAAGGTTCAGAATATATAGGACGCTGGCATTAAATCTATTTGGGAGGGAAACATTTGAACACGTTGAATATAGCAATGTAAGCTCCTATATTCTTGTTAACAGAAAGGGCTGTGAAAATATAGAAAAGAAAACAGATAATATTAAAGATATGTTCTTAAAAAGAGGGTTTGACGTATAG